TACTGCACGCAGGCCCACACGACGGCGTTCCGGAACATCGAGTCGCCGTCGATGAAGACGCCGGCCTGCGTGCGGCTCGCAAACCAAAGCCTCGAAGACGGCTCGTCGGCCGTCGTCGCCCGCGCGAAGAACGCGCGCACGGATTGCCAGAACGACATGAGTTTCAATCGTCGTCGGCAAAGAGAAAGGCGCGCGTGTAATTCTCCCGTGCCTCGCCGTAACGCTGCACCTCGTCACGCTCGGCTACTTTGGGCGTCGCCTCCTTCGCCTCGCTCGCCGCGAGCTTGCTGTAGACCGAGACGCCGTGTGCCTCCGGGTTCTTCGCCATCAGCGCCACGGCATTGAAGGTTGCCATCAGCGGGTCGATCTTGGCCGTGCCCGCCGTCTGCTTCGTGATCATGATCGCATTGCCTCGGGGCTCGACCTTCGCGTTGCCGACGCACCAGTTCATCATCTCAGTGCCGCCATGACGCAGTGTGCGACCGGCAAGTCTCCGCGCCGTCGTCTTGATCGTGTTGGCGAGCGTCCAGCCTTGAGCGATACCGACGATCCGTCCGCCCTCGACTGTGATCCCGCGCCGTTCGAGTTCATCGACGATCTCGCTGACGCCGACCGGATCGACGCCGACCGCCTGTTTGTCGGGCAGCAATCCCGCTTCCTCGATGCGCGAGACGACGTCGGCGACATCGACGACGTCGTGCCCGGGCTCGTCGTAGATCGTGAGCGTGCCTTGGCGCTCGAAGTCGAGGAGTGCTGGCGCGATCTCCTTGCGTCGCTCCAGCACGTCGCGATGCACCCAAGCATGGGTCCAGAGCAGCCAGTCCCTGGTCTCACGATCGCGGCCGAGCACCGCGAGCCCCAAGAGATCGTCCAGTCCGCCGCCGTCGATGCCGATCACCGCGACGTCGGCGCGCACCAAGATGGCGTCGAAGGTCAAGCCCGGCTCAGCGCACGCCTCCCAATAGTCGGCGCCCTCCCAGCGATCGGACTTGAGCGCCAGCCCGATCTCGATGTTCAAGTGCTGCGAGGCCCAGCGCCTCAACTCCTCCTCGCCTTTGAGCTTAGCGTTCTCGAAGTCGGCCTCGAGCCGCGCGAGCGTGACCGAACGATCCAGGTTCGGTGTGACGAGCGGCCAGTTTGCCGGGTCCTGCCACGCCGGCGGTTTGCTCCGATCGGTAACGATCGCAGCTGGAAACTCGTAGAGCACCGGCAGCATGGCGCCCGTCGCACGGCCGTCGCGGATGGCGCGCGCCGCCATCAGCTCGGCGCGGAACGCGCCGGAGGGCGGCTCATCGGACTGCGTCGTGATGAACGCCAGGAAGGCTTCAGGTATCGGCAACAGCCCGCCCCTGATCTGCCCGATAATGCGCGAGGCCTTCGAGTTGCGGGCGATCTCGTGTAGTTCGTCGACGAGCACGCCGGCGGGTTTGACGCCGGTCAGCACCGAGGTGTCGAAGGTTTTGATCTTGAGCTGCGCCTTCGTGCGCCGGTCGGTGATCGTCTTTAAGTGCTCCTGCACGTGGCAGCGCTTCTGCAGAAAGCCGTCCGGGTCGCAAGCGACCATGCCGGCCGCTTGCGCATAGGCCAGATCCGAGATCGCTTGCGTCGGCGCGATCAACAGAAACTCGGCCCGCGGCCGCTTGTTCATGAGCAGCGCGGTCAGCATCATCGCCGCGCCGTAGGAGGTTTTCGCGCTCTTCTTCGGCGCGAGCAGGAACAGCTCGCGGATCAGCCTTGCGCCCGTGGCCGGATCGATCGCGCCGAGGAGGACGCCCACGATCTCCCGAAACCACTCGCCGGCGGCCTCCGCCAACGCCGGCAGTCCCACGACATCGGGCAGCCGCAGACGATCGAAGATGCCGACTGCCCGCGCTGCCTCCGCATCGTTGATGCGACGTGCGCCGTCGGGGATGAGCGAGCGGCGGTCCTTGAGCCGGCTCCCCCAATCGGGACAGGCCAGCGAGAGCGCCTTCGTCAATGGACGAGATCGCTCCACGCCGTGCCCTGCGCGGCGGTCTCGGCCTCAGCCTGGATCTGCTCCTTCTTGCCCAACGGCTTCTCGCGCGGGTCGGCTGCGTATTGCGACCAGCCGAAGCGGCATTGCAGCGAGAACATGATCGCCTTGAGCGCGGTGCCATCCGTTCCGCCCGCGATGCGCAAGAGGTTGCCCACGAGTTTCGCCTCGACACTCGCGCCGCCGCGCCGGATCTCGTCCGCGTAGTGTTTGAGCAGCGTCTTCTGATCGATGCCGATGACGTCGGCGATCTTGGCCGTCGGGATCGCGAAGCCGGCGAGCACCTCGACCATTTGCCGGTCCTTGTCGCTTGGTTGATGCGAGGGGCGACCACCTACGCGTTTGGGTTTCGTGTCCTCCATGTCGAGCGTTGAGTCTTGGCGTCAGCAGCCTTGTCCGGCCGCTTTTGCCTCGAATTCTCCATTGATGATCGGATTGCCTACAAACGAGCAACGTCATTGCGCGCAGACCGGCTTGCGCTTCCCGCCCGCGTCGCCACTCTGTCAGTGACCGACGAGGCCGAGGGATCAAACGATGCATAGCGCGCTGGCGACCACAAACCAGGCCTGGGGCTTTTTCGGCGCGATGCGCCACCACGCCGATCCCGAGGACGCCTGGCGCATCGCCATGGACCTGATCACGACCAAGGTTGGCTCTGCTGAAACCGCGACCCGCGCCTTCCTCGACAGCCGCTATGGCCGTCACTTCGCCGACGAGGTAGCGAACGGGCTTGCTCGCGGTCTTCCATTAAAGGCTGCGATCAGAGCCGCGGTCGAGCTTTGGTCCGCCTGGACCATCAGCCGCCGCACCTCAGGCGAAACCGGAATCCCGGTCGGCCTGCCCTATCTCCACGGCTTCGTCATGCACTGCGAGATCGAGAGCGAATAGCCGCGAGCGCCCGCTCGAAGGTCGCGTCAGCGATTTCGCGTTTGCGACCGCTGCTATTTCGATATGGCAGTCCCGGCACGCGCAGGGCGACTGTTTGCAACCGACAGTCAACGGGCGAGAGATACGCGATTGCTCGTCGATCCATGGCGACAAGAGCGTAAATGTCGAACGCGTTCTCTCCGTACCGTCTGCGTCCTCCCTTGCCAGCGCGCCGCAGGTGAAAGTAGTAGCCTTTCGATACCCGGGTTCTCGGATCTGGGTTCTTTGGTCCTCGTGTCGCCTTGACCTGAATGCGAACGAAGCGAGCGTCAACATCGACGAGTAGGTCATAGGGCAGCCCCTGATCCGACAGGAAGGCCCGATACCCTTGCAGGATCAGATCGGCGCAAACGAGATGTTCCGCTGCCTTCCCAAACTCGAGATCTTCGACTCCTGACGCGCAAGGGGGTGTCCGTTCAGGTTCGCGCAATTCGGGCGCGAAGAAATCGGTGGCGTCAAACAGGGTCAGTTGCGACACGGCGGGAATTACTTCTACCCACTTGCAAATCGTCGAATGTGCTTTCCGTTCCAGCAAGTTGCGCGGACCCGCCACTCAGATCCTGCCAGCGCTTCAAAATGACGTCACAGTATTTTGGATCCAGTTCCAATAGCCGCGCGCGGCGGCCGGTCTGTTCGCAGGCGATGAGCGTGGTCCCTGAGCCGCCGAAGGGATCGAAAACGATGCCGCCCGGTCGCGAGGAATTAGCGATGGCGCGCTTCACCAGTTCGACCGGTTTCATAGTGGGATGCAGGTCGTTCCTGGCCGGCTTATCGATAAACCAGACATCGCCCTGGTCACGCGCCCCGCACCAATGGTGTTTGCCGCCTTCCTTCCAACCGTAGAGGATCGGCTCGAACTGGCGCTGGTAGTCGGAGCGCCCGAGCGTGAAGGTGTTCTTGGCCCAAATGATGAAGGTGGACCAATGCCCGCCGGCTGCGACGAAGGCCTTGTGCAGGGTGTGGAGCTCAGACGACGACATGCACATGTAGACAGAGCCCCGGGTCACGCTCAGGATGTTGAGGCAGGCGTCGTGGAGGAAACGACCGAACCCAGTCCCCATGGCATCGTTGAGGATTCGGCGATCCTTGCCGCCATTCCTTCGCTTTCCGTAGTCGACGTTGTAGGGGCTGTCAGTGAAACACATGTCGGCGGCAAGGCTGTCGAGCATCTTTTCGACATCGGCCCGCACCGTGGCGTCTCCACACAGCAACCGATGGTCTCCCAAGAGCCACAGATCGCCCGGCCGCGACACGGGCTTCGTGGGCGGCTCCGGAACCGCATCGGGGTCAGTCCGCCCGCCGCGCCGATCGGCCATGACGTCGGCCACAAAAGCGGCGTCGAAGCCCAACAGCGCGGTGTCGAACGAA